ACAGCCAGTACAACGTTTACACGTCCACGGGGCGTCCGAGCAATCGGTACGGCGGCGTGAATTATGCGGCACTCAATCAGACTGACGGCACCCGAAAGTGTTTCATCTCACGGTATGGCGATAATGGGGCAATCGTGGTTTTGGACTATACCGCCTTCCACCCTCGAATTATCAGTAGGCTCGTGAAATACGACGTTCCGATAACCACTGATATTTATGGGTATCTGGCCAAGCTGTACTTCAACAAGAAGACGGTGGATGAAACTGACATCAAAGAGGCCAAGGCCATCACGTTTAGGCAATTTTACGGGGGAATCGAGGATAAGTACTCACATATCAAGTACCTTGCCTCGGTTAAGGGCTTCATGACCGAGCAATGGGAGCAGTTCAAATCTAAAGGATATGTCCCGACCCCCTTCTTTAAGCGCCAGATAACCTCTAGGCACATTTCGGAGCCTGACCCGCCCAAAGTATTCAACTACATCCTCCAAGCGACTGAGGGCGAATTAAGCATCCCCAAGGTTAAAGCGGTGTTGGACTTTTTGAAGGGGCATAAGACCTGTGCGGTGCTTTACACCTACGATGCTGTCATGTTCGATTATTATAAACTCGAAGGGTTGGAACTGTTGCGGGACATTCAGAAGATTATGAGTTTTGACGGGCGCTTCCCGATGAAGGCTTACATGGGGGACTCTTACCAAGATGTGAAGCAGATTCAGCTTTAGAAGTAGTTCTCGCAGACACCGTGGACGACGTTGTATATGTACGTCCTACTTCTGGAACTACTGCCTACGGTAATGATAACATTGTTCGTGCGCCATTGTTCGTTCTGTTCGTCGTAAGGAGAACTCGGGATAAATCGCACTTGAATATCAAACCGTTCCAAGTTCTGGAATATTTTGAGAAGGTCGAAGTAATCACTCTTGCCCGAAGCGTTTGGAACCGGAGTCCCATCGTCATATTGGAACGTTACTTTCACTGCCTGTAGGCGTGCTTTCTTCTTTCCTTTCGGGACTGTTCTTCCAGCATAGAGGTCTGCGTCTCCGCTAGTATCGGGTGGTTCTGCATCTTTGAGAACGTCGTAGGCGGCATTGATGTATCGCATGTCATCATTACTTCCTCCTTTGTCGGGGTGATGTTTCTTGACGAGAGCGATGTAATACTTCTTCAATGCACCTTTCTCCATTTCGGCAGCGTTTGGAACACCGAACTTGGCGAAAATGGTGTTGGCAACATCGGGGGTCATCCCCTCTAGCAACATGTCTTTGAGGCGTATCACATGAATAAATATAAGGTACTTTGGTAGGGGCACCAAATATTTATATTCCAAAGGTATGAGTAACGTCCTAGACAGGGTTTTCAATGAAGTTTGCCTCGACGAGAGAATCACAGATGGTATCTTTCGCATGGAAGAAGCATCCCATATGGATGCTCTCCGTGATTACTTCCTCAAAAAGGGAGTAGCGAGAGAGGCTGCAATTAGTGTCACCAACCGTATGGTTGAGGGTAAATACCCGGAGCGACAAGCCTACAATAAGGATGGCATTCTCGTAACCTTTCCTACTCCACAACACAAGGCCCGTGCAATTGCCCGTGGCACCCACTTTGAGAAGAACCCCGTCCCACAGGTTCATCAGCCTGACCAAGAAGAACCCAAACATGCTCCCCCCGGGTCTAAGCCAGAGCCGGGAGAACTTCCTGCTGATGACGAGCCAGAGAAGGATGATAAGGATGACGAAGATGATGATGGAGGCGGTGGGTCTCATGGCGGTGGTGGAAAAGAGCCAACGATTTTTCAAGGCGACAAACAACTGGATGTTGAACCTCCCCGTGGAGAGGAAACACCAGAACCCCCGCCGCAGCCGCCTTCTCCAACAATTCCCCCTGCCCCACGCACACCACAACGAGTTGCGGCAGAAAAGGAAATCACCCGACAGATTCTTGCAACCGATGACACGACTCTTTCAAACGTCAGTGCCCCCGTAGGCCCGAACGAAGAGACAAAGCGTCAGTTGCAAGAGTTGTTCAAGAAAGCCGACGAGATGGGGCTTCGGGAAGCCATCAAATTTTTGTCCCATTATGTGAAGCCTTAATAAGTCACTCGTTTCAAGCCTATGACAGACCAAGATACAAGACAGTTATTGTGTACCTTTTCCAACGACAAGGATTTCCGCACCGTTGCCGACGAGATACGTAAATTTTACGAAGTGTACAGCAATCGTGTTTTTGCCTTCGTTAACGCCCAAAACCCCAAAGAAATCTATTTGACATACAACGTTCTGAACATGCGAAAGGATGCTCCGAAGTTTCCAAATACGATTCTTATTCACCGTAAGAAGCAGACCAATACGCTTTATACTTTGAACGCCATGAATCGCCTCATCGAGGAAGAACATGGGTGCGCCGACAAGACGTATCAGGTCAATTGGAAGCTGTATGAGAACTCTCTTATAATAACTGGTGACGTTTCCATCCGCATTATTCCTCTCAAAATCTCCACAATCATGGACTGAGTTATGACTTCCCCCGAGACGTTGGAATACCATCGCAAGTGGAGACTCTCTAACCAAGAGAAGGTTAAGTTGTACCGACAAAATAACCGAGAGAAACAAAAGGAATGGTCTCGGCAATGGAGGGATACTCACAAGGAGAAATGCCGAGAGTACGTCAAACTGTGGAAGTCCAATAATCCCGAGAAGTCTCGTGAAATAAATGCGAATGCACGTCTCAAAATGTATTACGGCATAACGCTTGAAGACTATAATAGAATGCTTGAAGAGCAGGGAGGATGCTGTGCTATTTGCGGAAAGCCGAGCACCGATTATAAGAGAAATCTTCATGTTGACCATGACCACTTGACAGGGAAAGTTCGAGGACTTCTATGTGTCAGGTGCAATTATGGAATTGGATATTTTGGTGAAGATACGACTTTACTTGAGAATGCAAAAGTGTACCTTACCAAATATGCGGGGTTAAAAAAAGTCAAAGATTTTTGTTAAAATAAGTTGTTGAAGGTACTGGTTTATGGTTTAATGGTGATAGTTATAGGGGAGTTAGTTAAGACTTGAACCCATCGTTCGATGATTAACACTTACCTAGTTAAACCATTAAAAAAAGGAAACAAAATGCCAGTAAATGTAGCAAAGCTTGCAGAGCGCCTCAAGCAATTTGAAGACGGCGCAAAAGCCTCCGAGTTCGCAAAACTTCTTTGGAGACCCAAAGAGGGAACTCAAACCATCCGCATTGTCCCATACAAGTTCAACCCTGAGAATCCGTTCATAGAGTTGAAGTTCTATTACAAGCTTGGTGGGAACAACTACCTCGCCCCGTGTACCTTCGGTAAGCCAGACCCCATTCTGGAAACCATCGAAGCCCTCCGTGCAAGCGGAAGCAACGAAGAGAAGGAAATCGCCGCAAAACTCGCCCCCGTTACTCGCACTTACGCACCAGTCATTGTGCGTGGTGAAGAGGACCAAGGCGTCCGTTTCTGGGGCTTCGGAGTGCAAGTGTACAAGCAGCTTCTCAAGCTGATGACCAATGCCAAATACGGCGACATTACCTCGTGGACCGAAGGTCGAGACATTGAAGTCGAATTCCACAAGGAAAGCAAGAAGAAAGGCAAGGATGGTAAGTCCTTCCCTGAGACGACTATTCTCGCTGACCCCAACATCACCCCGGTCGTTGACCCAACCCGCCGTGACTACATGGAGAAATTGAAGGACCAAACGGACATCCTTACAATCTTCCCCTTGAAGTCCTACGACGAACTCAAGGCCGCTGTTGAGAAGTGGTTGAACCCCGATGACGCCGAGGCTGCTGCCGAAGCTGCCAACGAGGCTCATGTCGCTTCCACAACTGCTGCTGCGACCAGTACCGCTCCCGCCACTGCGGCTCCTGCCGCACCTTCAACGCCAGCCACGACTCCTGCGGCTGCTCCTGTAGCTCAAACCACCACGGCAACGGCCACGCCTTCAAACGCCAACCTTGCCAATGAGTTTGAGAAATTCTTCCAGAGCTAACCCTCTGCGGAGAAAGTTAAAATAAGTTGTGGGGATGGTAGTGTTATGCTATCATCCCCACAATCGTATAACAAGGAATTTTATGGCCGAGAAAAAGAAGAACCCCAGTAAGCATGTCGAAAGTGATGCCAACATTGACCGTGATGAAATGGCAGTCGCCCTTCAAAAAGAACTCAACAAAGCAAACAAGGACGGGAGCAAAGCTTCTTTCTTTCTCGACGAAGAGGATGACCCCTCGAAGGTGACAGATTGGTTGTCCACAGGGTCAAGCATTCTCGATTTGGCGATTTCCAACCGAAAGAAAGGCGGAATGCCAGCGGGTAAGTTCATCGAACTCTCGGGCCTTGAAGGCACGGGCAAGAGTTTGATTTGTGCCCAGATGATTGCCGAGACTCAGAAGCGTGGCGGTCTCGCTGTGTTTTTCGATTCTGAATTTGCAGTTGATAAGACATTCTGGGTAGCCCTTGGGATTGATGTCAAAAACGTCAACTATGTTCCCTTCACCACCCTCGAAGAACTCTTCACCAAGATGGAGCTATGTGTTGGTGCTTTCCGCAAAGTTAGCAAGGACCGACTCCTGACCATCTTTGTTGACTCCCTGACCCAAGCTTCCGTTGAAAGTGAAATGGAGTCTGAGCATGGAGTGGATGGATTTAGCACCGGAAAAGCCAAGGTCATTGCCAAGGCGATGCGAAAGATTACAGGACTCATTGCTCGTCAGCGCATCCTCACGGTATTCACCAATCAACTGCGCTACAACATGAATAGTGGACCGCACGGTGAGAAGTGGATTACTCCCGGCGGAAAAGCATTCCCATATGCATGTTCGGTTCGTGTTCGCTTCGTCAGCCTCGGAAAACTCAAGAAGGGCGACGATATTATCGGTATGAAGTGTCAAGCACAAGTCATTAAGAATCGTCTTGGCCCCAACTGGCGCACGGCTGCGTTCGAGATTCACTATGACTCGGGCATTCAGAACTACAAGAGTTGGGTTGATTTCATGAAACTTCATGGTATCATTACTGGTGACTGGCGTTGTTGGAAATACACCCGCCCAAGCACTGGTGAGAAAATCGAGTTCAGCACAGCCGAGTTCGTTGATAAGATGAATTCAGACGAAGCACTCAAGGAAGACGTGTACAACTCCATCTCTGATACTTACATCATGCAGTATCGTGACCCCAGTGCCAAGCCAATCATCGAAGACGTTGAAGAGACTGGCGACGAGAACGATGACATCACCAAGAACGCAGTTCAAGAAGACTAATCTACAAACCTATGAATCTATCTGAACTTGCAGCAAAGGTTGAAGAGGCGCAGGAAGCGTGTGTTTCAGCCAACATTGACCCATCACAGATTACGGTAGTCAGTGTTGATTACAATACATCAATGCCCGTGAAACATACAGAGTTTAACCCAGATAGTCCTGTCTTCAAACTCAATGTTGACCATTAGAATAACTATGAAAAAAGTAAATCTATCCCAAACTGTTGACGCCCGAGTGTGGGCGAAAGAATGGCTCAAAACCATCAAAAAGAATCCATCCATCCCAACTGACGAAGGAACTATGATAGGTTGGTTCGCCAATGCTATCATGGCGGGGCATGACGATTGCTATCGAACGTATCATTTCGCTATGACCGAGGATACCTACAAGGAAACCAAGGCGGCGTACAAGAGATTGACGAAGAAGGTAGAAGCGTAATGGAACTCAGCCAGCAAGAGAAGTCCAGACTCTAC